CGAGAGAGGAACAGCAAGCCCTCTTCCCGTGTACCCGAGACCCCCGACCTCCGCCGGAAGGCGAAGGCGAGGATCTCGGGCACACCACGGGAAGAGAGTCTTCATCACCCTCTCCTGCCTCCGCAGACCCAGGTTACCACACCTGGGGTCAGCCGCGACCGGAGCCATAAGGCCCGGCGGGGGGCAGGGGGGAGGGACAAAGACTGCCGATCCAAGTTTCGTGTCAGACCGTGGCCATGCAGCGACCTCACACATCGTCCACCCGGACGACGACATGAAGGTCTTTGCACGGTTCACCTCTCCGCCAACAGACTCGACCGCAGAACAGTATTCGTCGAACTCATAAGAGTGCGAGTACCGCCCTACGGCGTCATCACCATGATGGCGAGAGTGAGAGAATGCCTGGCAACACCAGGCGTTCACCCAGGAGAGAACCACGAAACTAAGAGGAGTGCCCATCGGACTTCCCCTCTCAGCGAACCAAGTGTCTTTCTCGAAGGACCACTTAGTTCGCGGCTCCAGACCCAGGCCTCTTCGTGCCAAAGGTACATCTGCACTGCGCAATGCACCGGCACGGGAGAGACCTTCGATGACTCCTTCCACTACGTCGTGCGAAAGTCCGTCGGTGGCGGCCGTAAGGTCGACACTAGCGAACGCAGTACCACGGCGATAGTGGAGCCCGTCTGGTTGTCCGGTACGGCCGGAGGAAACCACCCAATGCCCAGGAGCGAGCATAGGGCAGGACCTCCGGATCCAGTCACCCTCAACAAACGTAAGCGCGTCGGGTACACCAACGACGCGAGAACGCATGCCGGGGGTGGGGATGACTTCCATCCGCGACATCGGAATCGTCCCCTGGAGGGAACGATAACGACGCAGCGAAAGGAAGCCAGCACACCGGTAAGCCAGACGGATGTCGGACGTTATGGGACCGGTCTCAGGTGCCAGGATGACGGCAGCGTTCGTGAGAGCGAACCTACCGATCGAATCCTGAGCATACACACTGAGATCGGCTCTGCGCAATCGGCACTCAACCACCCGGGTGACGGAGGGGTGGTCAGAGATGCCAGATTCGCAGGCAGAACCCAACGCCGACAAGAAGCCATCGATCCCGCCTCGAGTGGCTGGCCACTCGAAGCAGGAGGAACTGGAAGAGGGGAATCGGCGAGGCGGAATAGGGTATACACCCTTTGCCGTTCCGGCAACAAACCGGACGACAGACCGCCGAACCGAATCCGATGTGGGAATCGCTGTCTTCGACATTTCAATCGTGCGCAAACAAGCTCTTCGACTCTCGTCAGGATCAGGACGAGGAAGAGAGCGCGCCATGCGACTGAATGCGAAGCCGTCCGGGCCACGCTGCCGAGCCAAGGAAAGAAGAGTTTCCACGACGTCCTTCCGGATACTAGGAAGTCGAGCGGGGTCACTCAGCAAGGCAGCAGCACGGACGCACTGTGCAAGAAGTTTCAACTCTCCAGCTACAAAGCGCCAGCCCCTGGAAAGGCCGGTCTTAACAACCCAAGAGTGAAGCCACCAAGCACAGCGCAGCGAATCCCAACCAGCATGGACCAAGCCGCTCCAGCAAGCTGTCCAAACTTGCTGAAGTGGAGACATATCGCCTCCGCGGTGTCGGATCGCACACGCCTTACGGGATGTGCGAGTCGGCTCCGTGGGACGGCCCACAACAAGAGACGGTAGTCTCTTGTAGGTGTTCCGCGCCCAGCG